TAGCTTCTGGTTGGAAGCCACTAGCAGCCTCGGATCCAAGATTTGCTGCTTCTCCAGATGCTCCGTTGAACGAGCCACAGGACGGTCAGTTATGGTATAATCCGAACTTCTCAGAAGTTGATCTAATGGTGCACAATGGTAATACATGGGTTGGATATCGTCATTCGACAGCACCGTACTATGAAGCAGCCACAGCAACATTGAGAAACGGATATCTGCCTATAGTGTCAGCTTCAAATCCCTACAAGGCCAGCGTAACTGCCAATGGTGATATATGGATCAGCACAGCGGATCTTGAAAATTATCCTACCATTTACAGATACAACACCAACTTGAGTGATGTACCTGATCTTGCACAGCGTTGGGAACTGGTAGACAAAGCAGACGATACCACAGAAGAAGGTGTGTTGTTTGCAGATGCACGTTGGAATACCGCAGGTACTTCAACAGTGGCCAGCACCATAGAAGACCTAATTACCAACAACTTCTTAGATCCAGACGCTCCGGATCCTGCACTATATCCTAAGGGTATGCTGTTATGGAACCTACGCCGCAGCGGAGGTAACGTCAAACAGTATCAAAACAGCTACATTGATACTACCGCTGATAATCCAAGAACCAGTGCAGCTACACTAGCAGGTTCAGCATTTGTCAGCGGCAGCGGTGAAAGCATGGAAACCTATGCCACAGACCGTTGGACCACAGCTTCAGGCAACAACGAAGATGGCTCAGGATCATTTGGTCGCAAAGCACAGCGCAAGGTTGTAACACAGGCCTTGAAGAGTGTAGTTGATACCAGTCAAGAGATCCGTGACGAAGAACGCCGCAATTTCAACATCATAGCTGCTCCTGGTTATCCAGAACTGTTGAGCAATCTAGTGAATCTAAACATCGATCGCGGTGTTACAGCGTTCGTGGTTGGCGACACACCGTTGAGACTACCTTCAGATGCCACAAGTTTAACCACATGGGGTACTAATGCTAACCTAGTCACAGACAACGGTGACGATGGTGTTGTTACATATGATGAGTATTTGGCGGTTTATTATCCAAACGGATTCACCACTGATCTCAGCGGTTCGCCTGCAGTGGTTCCAGCTAGCCACATGATGCTGAAGACCATCACACTCAGTGACAACGTCAGCTTCCCATGGTTTGCACCAGCAGGAACACGTCGAGGTGGTATTACTAATGCAACAGCAGTGGGTTATATTGACGCTGCCACAGGTGAATTCCAAACTGTAGCTCTAAACGAAGGACAGCGTGATACATTGTATGATCTTAAGATCAATCCAATTCCATTCTTCAACGGAATAGGATTAGTAGCACACGGACAAAAGACTCGCGCAAGAAACGCTTCAGCATTGGATCGTATCAATGTAGCACGTTTAGTGGTATATCTACGCAGCCAGTTGAACAAGCTAGCTCGTCCGTATATCTTTGAACCCAATGATAAAATCACACGTGATGAAATCAAACAAGCTGTAGATAGTCTATTGTTAGAACTAGTAGGACTAAGAGCACTCTACGACTTTGCGGTTGTCTGTGACGAAAGCAACAACACACCTGCAAGGATAGATCGCAACGAACTGTATGTTGATATTGCAATTGAACCCGTGAAGGCGATTGAGTTCATTTACATTCCGTTACGTGTCAAGAACACAGGAGAAATTTAAAAATGGCAATTACATCACTGAATAATTTAGGTATTCCAACAACTAACGCAGCTGGCAGCACACAAGTGCTGTTGATGCCTAAATTAAAATATCGCTTTAGGGTTACATTGTTGGGTTTTGGAGTTGCCGCTGCCACAGAACTTACCAAGCAGGTACAGGACGTGACTAGACCCAAGGTGTCATTTGAAGAAATGACCTTAGACATCTATAATTCCAAAGTCAAACTGGCCGGAAGATATACCCTGGAAAATATTACATTGACCTTACGTGATGATGCCAGCGGTCAAGTGCAAAAACTTGTGGGACAACAGATCCAGAAACAATACGATTTCATGGAACAGGCATCTGCTCGTTCAGGTATCGACTATAAATTTACCACACGCATTGAAGTCTTAGACGGTGGTAACGGCGCTTTGGTTCCTTCAACTCTAGAAACATTCGAACTATATGGATGCTTTGTTCAGAACGCAGACTACGGTGATGCCAACTATTCTACCAATGAACATATGACGGTGGCATTGACGCTCGCCTACGATAATTTGGTTCAGTTCGCAGCAGGCGCAGCATCTACTAGCCCGATTGGTGGTATTGGTGCAGCAGTAGGACGCTCTCTTGGTGCAGCCGTAACTGGTGCATCAACTACACAGGGTTAATTGAACCTATAATCAAGAAAAGCTCGATTATTCGAGCTTTTTTTGTGACATAAATATTTGTATGGCAAACTATTTTACAAGATTTCTCACTGGTGTCGGCGAAGGTTTATTAACTCCTAAAGGTCAGAGCGCAAACTGGCGCCATGCCACCAAGTTGTTCATAGATGGCAACATGCGGCTGGCTCCTCGCACCAAGTTCAACTACTATGTGAGATTTGATCTAGACAAAAGTGTGGTGCGTGTTCCTGCATTTACACAAAAACATCATGAAGAAATTGGCCTGCTAGTCAAAACAGTAGAACTACCTAAGTATAATTTTGATAGTGTGGTAAAAAATCAGTATAATAGAAAAAAATTAGTCTATAAGAATTTCAATTACGACCCTGTGTCCATAACCATGCACGATGATGCTACGGGAGTTATCAATGCGATGTGGGCTGTATATTATGGATATTATATTGCTGATAGACAATTGCCAGAATCGGCCTATTCTGAAACCAAATATCGTGCGGCTGATACTCCTAAAGACAATTTCCGATACGGTATGGACAACGATGTCACTGCTGGATTTTTTAAATCAGTTAGCATTTATACCATGGCACGCAGAAGATTTTTAGGATACACTTTGATTAATCCAAGAATCAAATCATGGAATCACGGTAACATGGATTATGCAGCTAGTGAATTTGCAGAAAGTACCATGACTTTGGAATATGAATCAGTTAAATATTCAGCGGGACAGGTATCATTTAATAATCCCAAAGGATTCGCTACACTTCACTATGATTCTATGCCAAGCCCTATATCAGTGGCAGGTGGCGGCGTTGCTACACTAACCGGCGAAGGCGGTGTCCTAGACGGGCTAGAGCAGATATTCGGAAATATCGGCTCCGGTGCTGCGTTCGACAGCAAAGGAGGGTTTCTCAGCACTGCCATTGCATCAATAAACACCTACAAGAATTTTAAATCTCTAACACCGGCACAGTTGAAATCAGAAGCCATCAATATACTCAGCGATCCAGGAAATATCTCATCAGCTATATCTACAGTAGGTGGAGTTATAGGTGCGGCATTTCCAAAGAGTGCGACACCGACGCCATCTACCACAGCTACTCAACGACCGTTGGTAGGAGACTTCCCCCCAGCACCAGGAAATCAAGCATAACATGGCTACCAATCTACCCTCATTTGAAATCCAAGACAGTGCCGCAGGTACCAAGCTGTATTTTGACACCTACGGTGAAGCTGCGCTGGAGTTCGCAGCCAACGACGTCACAGCCGCTGTGAGCTTTTTCACTGCCGCAGGTTTTGACTCAGATGCAGCTGCCACTGTGGCTATGACACTGCTGCGCCAGGCTAAGATTGATGCTACTCCTATCTCACAGATCTTAGATACGCTTACCGGGACGAACAAAAACAAACTCAGCCAATTAGTTGGAGAGATACTGAACAATAATCGTGTGCCAACCAGCCTTCTGGGGTTTAGAACCGCAGATGTCAAACCTGCCCAGATCAGAAACATAGCTGCATAATGGGCAAATTCGCACAGGGTAGATTTGAAATGAAAAATCCTGCCAAGTACGTAGGATTAAAAACTCCGTTGGCTCGCAGCTCATGGGAATTCGTGTTCATGCGGATGTTGGATGAACACCCAGGCGTACAGAATTGGGCCTCAGAAAGCATCAAGATACCCTATAGAGATCCCCTGACTGGTCGCAGTACCATATATGTGCCAGATTTTTTTATCGTGTATCAAGATAAGAATGGTGCTAAACACGCAGAAGTTGTAGAAGTTAAACCTTCTAATCACACATTTAGAGAAGCTGTGGGCAGAAGCCAATATAATCAACAGCAGTATGTGAAAAACATGGCCAAATGGGAAGCTGCTAACGCTTGGTGCAAACAGCAGAACATAAAATTTAGGGTGATAAACGAAACAGACATTTTCCATCAAGGCACAAAACGAAGATAAGTATGATATGACCAAAAGACTTGAAGAATTGTTAAATCTAGAAACCACAGAACACACGGCAGCAACGCCAGTTGAAGCACCTACACATGAACAGGTACAGAGCCTGGATGACAGCTATCGCAGAGTGGCCGAAATCACTAGAGGACTGCCGCAGATCAAAGAGCTCGATGAGTTAGATGATAGAGAACTAGACGAGCTGGCTAAAAAAGCAGAAGCTGCATATGATGATCTAATGGATCTTGGTATGAACGTAGAAGTTAGATATGCAGGGCGTATCTTTGAAGTAGCTGCTAGCATGATGGGCAACGCTATCACTGCTAAAACCAATAAGATAGATAAAAAACTCAAGAGCGTAGATCTACAACTAAAGAAGCTGAAAATAGACAATGACGCAGGTAATGAACAAGACGGTGTCATCAACGGTGCTGCCTATGTGATCACAGACCGCAACGAGCTGCTGAAAAAATTAAGCGGAAAAGCATAAATACAAGTATGAAAACTTTTAAAGAATATCTCACTGAAAACAAAAAAATCTACAGCTTCAAGGTCAAAGTTGCTGGCGACATTCCTGAGAATTTTCAGGAAAGTCTCAAGACCAAACTAGAACGCTGCAAGGTCGTGACCTTTGAAAAGATGAGCACAACACCTATACAGAAGTTTCCGCTGGATTTTCCAAACAAAAGCAACATGGAAGTCACTGTGTTTGAAGTTGTTACAGAATATCCGGTAACTCCTCCAGAAATTGCTGTTATGATCAAGGGCTCCGGAATCACTGAAGACTGTTTTCGTGTACGCGGCAGCGGCGAACCTACAGAAATGGATCAGCTGCTCATGGACAATGAGCCCACAGGTGATGCACTGTTAGATGAACAGGACATGGACAAAAGCACAGGAAAAATCAAACACAAAGATTATTTCGGAGATGATTTCAACAAGAGTTTCTTAAAAGATTTAACTAAAGCTGCCAAAGATCGCAAGAAGGATGGCATCAACGTGGAATACAAACTGCCTAAGGGCAAACAAGACAAAGCAGGTGCTAAAAGCGCCCTAGGGAGTTAATACATGGATTTCAATCAATTAATGGCACGCATGCGTGAACTGGATCAACCCACAAATGAGGGAGGTTGCGGCATGGATTCGCCAATGGCACCGCCTATGTCTCCGCCCATGAGCATGACTCCGCCAAAACCAGACACACCACCACCTACAATGAGCATCAATCTAAATGCCCAAGGCATGGACAACATCGAGTCATTGATGAAATTAGTGACGAAAGTGAATCCAAGCATGGATAAACCGATGATGCCACCGAGTATCAGTATTGAGCCTATGGACAAACCAGCAGGCATGCCTCCAATGGGCGGTCTTGGAGACCTAGACCGAGGTCCTTTAAAAATGCTGCCAGATCTAGACGCAGACAACGATGATATGCCAGGCGGTGAAATGGACAGTGACTATGATGACAGCGGAGATCTAGATGCACATGAAAAAGATCACGCTGATGAAAAACCATTGATCAAAACTCTAGACCGTGATGACGACGGCGATCATGACATGGACGATCATGACGCAGAGAAAAAAGAAAAAGATGAAGCGTTCGGCAACAGTGTAGACGATTCCGAACCCGGCTACAAGACTATCGCCGATGTGATGAACAAAGGCAACGATCTAAACAGACCAAAGAAAAGCTTCAGCGGCAAACCATATCGCGGTGACAATCCTATGGCAGCTGGAGCATATGAAAGCAAAGAACAACTACGTGCCGGCATACGTGCAGAACTCATGCAACGTTTGGCAGAAGCTAAAGGAGCGAAATAATGGCATCAGGATTCCAACAAAACACAGATCAACTTACACCGGGGTTATATCGTGTGGTAATTGATCTCACAGGTTATTCAACCACAGCAGCTAATGAAGATGCAGGTGGCGTTGAAACCAGAGACAACAGTGCGTTCGCCACACAGGTCACTACCACAGCAATTGGCCGACGCAGAGCCAGAGGCAATCTACGCTGGCAAGGAATTTTAGAAAATCTAGGCCGAGGTGGCGATTTTAGGATCTTAGACATAGAAGAACTAGAAGCTACAGGTCCAAGCGTGTTAGACAATGCAGACGACACCACTACTACACTTACCTTTACCGTGCAGTATGACAGAGATGCCTTTGTGTTGGGCAACGTACAAAACTTCCTGATCGCCGAAGGCAGAGTTAGCGGTGGTGTGGCTAAGAATTCAGATCACGAAACACTGGCCTCAGCAACTACCTGTTCAACTACTGCATTAGCCATAGAGGAGCTTGTGGTAAGAGGCATTACCAAAGGCTATCAGGACTACGTGACCGATGTCAGCACAGCAGTGACCAGCACGGATATATTCAAAAGAAGTTATCGTGTATTTGATGGCACTAATGCCATTGAGAATCAAGAAGTTCTCACGGTGAAAGCACCAATCACACCAAAAGCAGCTCACACAGATGTCACTGTTACTAATATTGACGGTACCACTCTGCCAAC